TTTCTAATCTTACTTAAAAATTCTAAAGCATCAGTAATTATTTTACCAATTTCTCCTAATACGTCAAAGAAGGCGTCCAATGCTGCAAAGATATTATCTAAGCTATTACAAAATCCACCTAATACGCTATTAGCAAACGATTCACCATAATAAGAATCAAATTGAAAAAATAAATTTGAATCATTGCGATTACATTTATCTGTATAATCCGCTGGTGTATAATTGTATTCATTTAAGAAGTCAGATAATTCAAACGCAGTGATCGGTCCTCTATTAATTCTATTATCTAAAATAGGATATTCATTACTGTCAACAGTATTAGTATTAAAAAATACACCTGTTGCATTAAGAGCATCTGTGAAGTCATCTTGACCATAGCGATTAACTAATCTTTCTAAAGGAGCCTTTATACTATCCTGTTCAATTTGCGCAATTAAATTATCCGCAAAAATATCAACTTGCCGAAGAGTAAATTCTCCTTTAGTATTAACAGAAGGATAACCTCCTGATAATGCTAGTCTTGTGTTGCCTGCCTGATCTAATGGATCTAAACAATCTTCTTGCATCTTATCACCTTTCGCTTTCTGGGTCAGGAGAAACATAACCTGCGGAATTTAAACTTCCTCCAGGATTATAATTAGCAATTCTTGTCGATTGCGTTATTGGTTCAGGCATCTGCGCTGGTTCTGGACCAGGCCAGCTAGGAATACTTGGTACACCAATTCCTGCAGGAACTGGCGGAACTGGGACAGGAATTGGCGGAAACGCAAGGCCTGAACCTAATGCAATAAGATCATCCGCAGCAACAAAGGGAGCAGTTAAACTCAAATACGTTGATGAACCAATTGATATCGGCGCGGTGCAATCGATTTGTAGCGGGCCTATTGAAGAAATATCAGTTACACCAAGAGATTTGATAAACGTTGCGCCGCCAGTTTGAATACTTGTTGCACCGCCAGTGATTAAACTTAATGCGCCCCCGGTTGTTATATTAGTAAATGTGCCTGATGCAAGATTAAACCCTGGTGACGTTAATGTTGGCGAAGGAACGCCGGTAAACGGCAAAGGCGGTAAAGGTGTAACTGGTGGAAGAACGCCAGACATTGAAATGTACATATTACTTCCAACAACGTGTGTATCAAACAAACTCGTTAATCGCATTGATGTTGTACTATATGCGTCAAAAGTTTCAAATGCAGTAAAGAATATTTTACGCGCCGTTGTTGTAACGTCATAACCTGCATACATTGCAATTTGCTTATCTGCTCTAAGTCCTAACGTTCCAGCGTTTGCTTCAATTTTAACATCTCCACCGCGTTGTTGTAATTGCATTGAAGCGTTATGATTTATTTGAGTGCCATCGACTTGAATCATTCCGCCGACTAACAATTTGTAATCACCAGTGATATGTTCGGTCTTATTACCTTCAACATATACGTGCGCATCGCCTTTAATAGTGATAACAGATCCGTTGCCTGCAAATTCATGTTTTTTGTTTGTTGTAATATCAAATTTATCGGCCGCCGATTTTTCGGTCATCGATCCTTTTGCATCTATTTGAATAAATGATCCTTCTTTATGAGTAATCATTATTCTTTCACCGCCTGGGGTATCGTCAATTTCTATTGAATGATACGCGGTCTCGATAGTTTTATTGTAAGGATATTTTGAACTATATGCAGAAGAAGGTTCTGACCATGTTTGTTCAGTCCCCGCAACCGGCATATCTTCAATTCTATTCATTTCTTGACCAAGAACGTACGTTTCATGTATGTCTTCGCCACGAGTGAGTCTTGAGTTTTGAGGTTGCCCAAAATCTCTTGGGGCCGATCCTTTTGCTTGTATTTCGCCGTCCTTTTGAGGAATAACACCCCAGCCATATTTTGCAGGATCAATAAACCCGGCCGATTGAGAAGGAAGTAATCCTAATACAATTGGTTGCTGAGCATCTCTTCCGTCAACAAACATACCCCACACAAATGAATTTAAAGACGGAGGATTAAATGTAAGTCCATAATCTCCTGATGCGCAGATTGCCCAAGGAAGATCTTCTGTCGAAACTTGATCGTGTGTTCCGTGTACGCTAAACGCACGCACCTGTACTCGGCCTTCTAATCGAGGGTCGACGTTATTCTCAATTACCCCAATAAAAAATAAGGGGTTTTTTAATCCTATACCAGGCTCAACCATATTTTACTAAACCTAATGAAGTAGTACATATATTGTCAGCAATGTCGTGAAGTGTAGACGTAACTAAATAATTTCCGTTTAAAGTATCGTTTTGCTTATCGTCTCTAGAAGCTTTTAAATCTTGAGCATCGACAGAAACAATCATTCCAGGCTCAATGTCTAATCTTCCTTTGATTTTTGCAGAAGCTTGTATACTAGTTAAATGATGTTCGTATGCCATTCTATTTGAAACAATTTCAGTAAAATGAATATCTTCTCTAACGCTAACAGATGCATTATCTCCTGTATCTGCAAAGTCCTTAAAGATTATAAATCTTTTAGCTATATCTTTTGTAAATACGTCAGCTTCGAAATCATCATTGTATTGAGTATTGTTTATTTTCTTGTCATTCATATCAGTGTATATTGCTTTATCTAAATAATTAAAATCTATTCTTTCAACCTTTCTTCTTACAAGATCGATAGAGATTGCTGCGTTTCTTATTCCTCCAGAATCGATATCAGAATATAGATTGATATTATCATTCATTCTAAAATCTTCAATTGTTCTTATTTGTCTTAATGCAGCGTCAGGGTGTTTATCAGTTACGGCTGCTAATTCCAATTTAATAATTTGATCTTTATTGTTAACACCTTTTTGAATTAGCCATTCATCCGTTACAAAATAATATCCACTCAATGTTTCAAAAAATCTGTAATAACTTGAAGTCGATCTTGGGGTCCAAGACCTCCTAACTATAAAATTCATTGCTTGAGGTATATACATATTTGGTATAATACATCTCAATTTACCTTCCGAAGATTCTATATAAAAAAATCTTTCTTTATTATTTTTTAAACTATATTTTTTTGAAAATTCAGGACCGTGAGGAAGCGTTTGTTTTTCATCGTCTGTTGTTAAATTAATACCTTCGTTTGTCCCACCATAATATTCATCAAATAATCTTTTTACAATTGTGCTTGCCTTAACATCTCTAAAGGATTTAATTGTCTTACGTATTCTTGCCGAATGAGATTCTGACGAAATAAAATGTATGTCATACATATATCCAGTTCTAGAAGAATTCAATTGAATATTATCTATTTTCCATGCATGCGCCTTAATTCCAACAATAGTTCCTAAGTCTGCAGATTCTATTTCTAAGAAAAGAGATTCTTCCCCGCGTATAGGCCATTGTTCTAATAACCCAACTGTATCTAATACCGTCAATGAACCGGAATATGAATTCATGGCGATTGATTGCGTAATACTTACGGATATGATTATTGGAGTAATATCTTTAGTGACGCCTTTTGAATTTGTTAAGGCGCCATTACGGACAATACAATAACCTGGTGAAAAATTATTTGCCATCTTTAAGATTCTGTCAAGCTAGCTTTAAATTCTCTTTCAAGACGAGATAAGTATTTTTTATCGAACAAAAAGATTTCTTTTTTGTTATCGTTAATTTGCTCTTCATAATCATAAATCCTGTAAGCAACCCAATTATCTGGTATAATACGTTTGATAATAATTTTATCTCCCTTTTCAGTACGAAGAATAACTCTGTCTTCTTTACGAAGATAAATCGTTCTGAAAGAATCCGGATTTAAAATAACCTGTGTTATAGCCATGATCGATCCTATTGATTAATTGTGAAATAATAATATAAAATGTTTTCGTCGATATTTTCATCTTGTAACCAAGCAATAATATCATACCCGGTTGCATCAGCAACGTCTGCGTACTTATCAATTAAAAACTTATTAAAATCTTCTGTATCTAATGGCCATTCATGATATGGGTCAAGGATATTGTTTGCAAGATATATAACCCAAATATAATCAACTGAGCCATAATAATCTAAGGCAATATCTTCAGCTCTTTGGCCTTCTTTAATTGTGTAAGGCAAAAACAAATAAGGATTCGTTGAAATTTGTTTAATAAAAGTATTGCGGCGAGTGATATCTCTAACTCTTTTACCTTGATAAGAAATAATTGGAAAGTTTTCAAAATATTTCATCCTGCTGGAGTCTCCTCTGGGTTATCCGCGTCTTGTTGTGTAGCTGGTGTTGAAGGAGCGTCCATATAATTTTCTGCTGTATCAATATTGAGTTCTTGTAATGTCATTGTTAATAATACTGAACCAGGTTTACCTCCTTTCATAATAACCGGTTTCGCTTCAGGAGAATAATTGACATCTATCAAACTAATCATAGCAGGTTTAAATTGTGGGAAATGAGTTGGATCAACGCCAAGTAAAAATATTTCAACAACTGAAGGATAGGATAAGTACAACCTGTCAACAGTAGCCCCTTCGTTTTCTCCCCCGCCTAAAGCTTGCATTTCGGGTAAACTGTTTCTTTTTAAATGTCGAATGATTTGTTTAATGTTTTCAGAATCTTGAGTGTTGCTTGGAAATAATTCCCAGTTAAAACTATATTGCTTTAAATTGACTCCAGAAAAAACTAAAGTTTCTAATGGGTTAACCGCCTGGCCTGTTACCTGACTAACCGCGTTTCCAATTGCTGGAGTAATGCTTTTTAATAAAAAGGTTGCTGCCGAGGCGACATCTTTAATTTGAATAGAATCCATAGCTTCTTTAAAAGCTTTGCCGTCTGTATTTCTAAACGCTCCACCCAACATTAGACCTTGGTTTTGAGCAAACTCCGCCACTAACGCCGGCAAATCTGAAATTGATTTATCGCTACTAATACCTTGAGATAAAAATTCAGCGACGCTTCTTGTTATTGGGCCGGACTCGGCCGCATTCAATTTTATAGCAGTTGAATCTAAAAGTTGTTTTGGAAACGGCAATTCAATTGAAGTCACTTCTCTGACTTGCCCAACTGGTTCAGATGCTTCTCTGCCACCTCCTTCTGCATTATAACTTGCTAAAGTTAATTTCTTATCATAACCTTTATTAAGATTATTGAAATCATATTTTTTGAACAACATTAACATACTGTGAGGATGCGGAGTAGAAGGAAACGACAATTGAGTAGGAACTGTATTCCTTTGCCTTCCCATAACTAGCTCTGGTCTTGTAGATCCTGCCATTGATTATGTTCCTATTGAATAAATAATAAATTGCTGTAATTTTGTTATTTATACTGAAAATAGAGAT